CAATCTTAGTTTTAGATAGTACTGAGATAGTTTCTGCTAATTTAATTTGAGTTACTTTATCTTTTATTTTAGATTTAATTGATTTTAGTTCTTTTATAATAGATGGAATTGATTTTTCCACATATGATTTAAAACCAGTTGTATTACTTAAATTATTAATATATTCTTTTAACAATAACTTTTGGTCATTATTTAGGTTAGAATACTTTTTATTAAATGTTTCTACTAATATCTTATAAGTAAGTAATCTTAAATCTTTATCTTGCTTTTTATAAGATTCTACAATCTGAGTATTAGTATCTTTTTTAGATGATAATGTAGATTGTTTAGATGTAATAGATTCAATAAGGGTAATTTTTGAATTGAATACATCCTTAATATCATAATTATCCATCTTCTTAGATTCAAAAATCTTATAGATAGATGCCAATACTCTATAATTAGATATTGGTGACGAAAGAAAATCATCCATATTGAATGATTCATTAATCTTTTTAATTAGATTATACTTCTCTTTATGTAATTGTTTTTGGTCAATACGATTATGAGCTTCGTTAACAGTATCTATGAACTTCTCAGCTCTTGATTCTGAATTATACTTTTCCTTCATAAGAAGTTCGTATAATCGTAGCTCTTTATTTAACTCGGTTTTTGGACTAAAAAATTCACTAACGATTTTTTTAGCCTTCTCAGTAGCATCCCCATTGAGAACTTCTAACGTAATTTGTCTTACGAGAAGCTCAAATAGAATACCAGTATTCTTAAATTTTGAATGTTTTACCCTCTTCATTGTGTTTTTATCCTATAATAATATATCAATATACGATATAATACATCGTATATAAATATAAGTTAATTTTGATTTCCTAAAATTTTATTCATTAATCAAATTATCGTCATCTAAAAAGTCTCCGTTTTCACTCATTAACTTCCTTTTTGCCGAAACTCCGTTAACATATTCTTTAGCAACTTTTTGCGTAGTTTTACTAACTCTACCTTCAGTTTTCTTTAACGCTTTTTGATTTTCTTTTTTACCTAATGGGTCTCTCCCATAAGGATGTTTATCTTTACCATAGGTGTTTCCCTCTCTAGGTCTACCACCTTTGTTCTTTAATTCAGTTTTTAATTCTTCTAGTTCATCTTCAACATCAGTAGGTTCTTGCTCCATTGCTGGGTCACTTCCTTCATCTTCAATTGAACGATATCTGAATCTATCTTTAAGGTCATTAACAAGTTGAACCTTTTGAAAGTCAACCTCATCATCACTAAAATTAAATATATTTTTATATGCCCAATCTTTAGATACCATATTTAATCCTTGAATATCAGAAACCAATCTAACTTTTTCACTCCATAAATTTACCTTTTCTTGCTCATATATAGTAGATGGATTAACTAAGTTTAGTTCAAAATCTACCATTTCTTTACCCTCAATACCTTGTGCAGCTAAATGAGTTACTGCTAACTTAGTTAATTCAGATATTAAAGTTCTTTGGATTCTTTCGATTGTTCTTGCAAATCTTACATCTTCTGCAGCAAGAGTTGCTTTACCATTTACATTCTCATCATATCCCAAATATGCTTTTGGAATCTTTAGAGCTGCAAACATTTTATTCTTTAAGTAATCAATATCATCAATTGCAGTATATTCTAAACCACCTAATGAATCTATTTGAGTACCACTATCACCACCCCTAACAGGTAAGAAGAAATCTTCAGTTAGGTTTTGGATGTTATACTTTAAGTTATAATCACCAGTATTTTTATCTACAAATGGAGTTTTTTTCATTTTGTTGATAATTCTCTGCATATAGTTATCAACTTCTTGTGGTGGAATATTACCAATATCAATTTTGAAAACTCTCTTATCAGGTGCTCTCATAATTCTATGAATTAACATTGCATCTTCCATAAGAGAAACTTGTTTCCAAATTCTTCTACCATTCTCAATCATTGCTTTACCATAAGGTAAGAAGTTTGTATCTGATAATAATCTGAAATGTACTATTTCGTAGTTCTCATATTCACCTTTACCATTTGGGTCATGATTTACTTTGAACTTAATGTAGTTTGCATTGTTTGGGTCAGTATTTTCTAATCTTTCAGTTTCATAAACTGGAAGTGGTCTTACATTTATAATACCAACACCTGGCTGAATTTCTTGTAATAAAAAGAAATCACCATACTTAACCATATTTCGTGTCCAAGACCATAGGTTAAATTCTATATTAAGAATATCATAGAAAAGATTCTCTAATATTTCTTTTATTTTTTCGTTTTTCGATTTAATTTGTACAACATCTCCAAATTCATTTTTTAATGTTGATTCATCTGCGTAGATATCTAATGCTGATGAAATAATCGGGTCATTATCCATTGCATCATAATCTCTGAAAAGTTCTCTTCTGACTTGATGGTATGCCATCGATTGAGCTGCCATCTGGTCTCCATAAAAAGACCTTTGTAGTTTGGTGTACCTATCTCTTAAATTCATTAAGTTAGTACCACCCCTCTGTCTATCATCAGTATCAACTACCTTTCTCTTTCCATCTTTATCAACCTTTACGATTGCTTGAGTAGAAAAAAGTTTAGTTAACCTTTCAAAAAATGAACTATTATTTTGTTCTGCCATTTTATTTACTTTATGTTATAATCTAACTAAGATACAAAAAAATTTTGATATATCCTAATTTTATTACCATGCTTTACAACTCCAATACCTAGCTTTGTGTCTTGGTCCCGGCGTATCACAATTGTGTCTAGCTCTAAAAGCTTTTCTTCTTGATGGAATATCTTTCTGAATCTGCATTGTCTTTTCACCTGCTTTTTTAGCCGATGTTCCACCATGTCCGAAGTTTACCTTTACAACATTTCCTTTTGGATTTTTAACATATACTTTAAACTTTTTAACATCTCCCCTCATAGGTTTGTTTAGTTTAACGTTTCTACCCTGATATTCAGCTTCGTTGATATCTTCTTTTACATCTTTTAGAAAGCTAACAAACTCCTTTAAATCATAATAATTTTCTACATCGTATTCTTCGATGTTTTCATCTAAAACTGATTTAAATTCTTTGTAAAGTTCTTCCGAATAATTTTCCATGCTTAATTCCTATAATTAACCTATACTATATAAATATAAAATTTTTATTTTATAACCATTTAGTTAAATCTTCAACATCATCACCAACATTCATTTGCCAAGGATTTTCCTCATTATCATTACCACCATATATCCCACTATAAGTATGAGATGAGATACCATCAATCGCTCTTTTAGTTAAATCGATACCTTCCTGTCTTAATCGCAAAGCAGTATCTCTAACCCACAACGAAATTGCTAAACTCATTGTTAAATCATCATTATAACCCCTCATAGCTTCAGCTCTACCATGCATCCATATAAATGTGAATAATTCATCAATAGTTCTAACTGAACGTATTATAATTGATTTCTCTCTAACATACTCTTCTAACTTAGAAATAATCAAAGGTCTAGTTCTTGAAGTAGTTGAAAATCCAGCTACCATACTTTTATCTTGAGAACGATATCTATTTGAGTGTTGATGTTCTATATCTACATATTTTAAATCCTTACTCATATAATATAAGTTAGGATAATTTCTATCAATAACTTGTTGAATAGTTGCCCAACCGATATTTGCGTTTTCAATAACCAACAATGCGTTGTTATATTCAGTTGATAGAGATACTAAGAAATTACCAAAATCTTTGGTATCTAACTTACCTCTATATTCAGCTACTTGTTCCGATGCTTCAACATCAATAACGTGAGCAGCAGAGTAATCCGAAGAATCACCTCTAGCAACATCCGCTACAACTATATAAGTTTTTGTATAATCAGGAAATTGCCATTTCCATAAGTTTCCGTCAAAACCACCCCTTTCAACTGGTTCTTGTACATAAGTTTCTTTGTAAAATTGAAGTATTTGTGGGTCAATAACCGAATCACCAGAAGATACAAAATCACAATCACATTCTTGTGCTGCTCCTTTTGGTCCTAATAGAGTTTCTTGCTCATCTCTCCAACTTTGGTCTCTTTCGGGATGAACACTCCAATGTAATCTAATATTATTAAATCCATTTGTACCATCTTCAGAACCTACCCAAGTTTTGTGAAAGAAGTTACCTACACCATTTGGAGTAGATAAAATAATTGCATTACCACCCGTTGATAAT